ATTCATGACCTCTGCTGGATCACGAAGATTTCCACTGACATCTTTGGCGCGGATACCTAAAAACTGAAGCGCCTTCGTTGCCCCAGCAGTCTCGTCATCCACTCCGGCTAAACCTTTGGAGAGTTTGGCCAAGTTAGCGCCGATTGCCTCTATAGCTGTTCCAGATATGGTGGCCACCGGTGTAAAGCCTGAGAGCGCCGTCGTACTGGCACCGGTTTGCTCAGAAAGACCCTGAAGCGCCGCAGCGGCCTCTAGGGTATGACTTACAAAATCTCTTAGTGCTGCCACCGAAGTCGCACCAATCGCGACTGCAAAGGTTGTCTGAGCAATGGAAGAGACCCGCTGAAGCGAGGTCTTCATGTCATTGGCATGTCGATCCAAGAGCCGCGCAGTTCGCCCGAGATCGGCGCGAAACTCAGATGTCTCTGCAGACAGCTTGACAACAAGAGAGCCCAGATCAGCCATGCTTTTTGACCCTGTGAGCAAACATTGACTTAAATCGAGCGACGTTCAGGCGGGCCTCATCAATCGGCTCTGGTCGTTCGATAAATGGCATGAAATCTTCAGGCGTAAAGGGACGCGTGTGCTTGGTACGGTTGGCGTTGGCAAAGGTAGACGCAATCACACCACTTCTCAAATCAGCACGCATATCGCCAAAAGGCTCCATTTGATAAAAGGCCATCCACTCGGTTATTTCGTCTGATCCGATCCGCTGCAATAGCTCACGAACCGGCATGCCAAGCGCAAGTGCCAGGCGAAAAGCGAAGCGCCGAGTGGGGTTGGCCTTTAGCCCTTTTTTGCTGTTTCAGCCTGCTCGATGCCAATACCGTTGAGACGCTGAGCTACTGCAAAAACTCTGTCCAGTGCGAGAGCACTTTTTCGGCCAAGCGCAGTGATTTCGGCATCCTCAAAAAGTCGGTTGCCCGTCGCATCGCACAGGGTCAACGCAACAAGCCTGGCTCGAACGTTTTCCATGCGACCTTCCTTTGCGCCATCGCGCGCAATCAGGCTGCTTTCAAAGGCATCGCGGTCGGTTCCACTCATAGTGCGGACATAGACATCACCACCCCATTCAGGCACAAGGACGGTTTCGCGCGGCAGATCGTCGGCCGCAAGGATGGCTTCTTTGGTCAAAATATTCATAGTCTTTATGCCTCCGTGATGTCGCCATCGATTTCGATCGTGACGCTGGCTTCAACTACAGCATCCACACCACCTTGAACACTGAACTGTGTAACGTAGCCGTAGAAAGTCCATGTCGCAGCGGGTGTGGTGTCGGTGAAGGTGATCTTGAACTGGCGGCGCACGCGATTGGCTCTATCTGTACGAAGGCCCTGATGGACCGTGTCGTCAGGATTGAAGTGCAGGCTCAGTGAGAGTTGACCTTCATCGCGAAGACCGACTCTCTTCTCTTTGGCTGTTGAAGCAAGATTGGTGACGTCAATAACTGAAGCTTGACCCCCAGGCCCCTGAAAGGAAACTACGTTGGGGATGGTTTCAAACGTTGTGGTTCCAAACCGGGCAATGGTGATGCCCTGCGCGGTGATGGCAGTACTAGGCATAAAAGGCCTCCATAAAAAAATGAAAAGACAACCTGACCACCGTTACCGGTAGTAGGTGAAGTCCACGGATATCCGGTAAATACCGGCTTCATCGTCGAAATCGGTAAGGCCCATGCGTACATCGGCCACCGTTTTGATACTGGCTTGCAATGCCGCAAGGACCTGCTCTTGCAGCTGTTCGCAAGCGACCAGTGTTAGTGCGTACGCATCAACTTGCACTCGCGAGCGCCGCAGCTGGTTTGGTCCGTCAAGCGACGCAACATTTGACTGATCAATAGGGGTGTAAACAAGCGTCGGATACTGAGCACCCGCAGGTGCAACGATGGCGTACACCTGCCCAGCGGCCAGATGTTTGATCGCGTCATAGAAGTCCTGCATCGTTATCGACCATTCAAGGCTCGCGCTTCTATCTCGATGCGCTGGGTCAGTCGCTGCTTAATGGCATCAACGGCTTGGCGGCGTCGAGATTCCAGTGCCGGACGCAGAAATGGACGAGCCGCCATCTTGCGAGTACCGAATTCAACAAAGCGCCAATACCAAGCATCTTGCGATAGGTTCCCTCGCTTGCCCTGATTGCGGTACTTTTTACCGTGGCGCACCAAAACATAAAAGGTCTGGCGACCCCCACCAGATAGCTCGCGAACGTGCTTCATGATCACCGAACGCTTGAGCGTTCCGGGTGGTGGTTGCTTAGAGCCAAGCGACTGCGCAGCTTTTGGAGCCTGAGCACGCGCCTCATCACGTATGACCTTTGCTCCTGCGTAAACCGATGCCCTGAGCCCTCGATTAGCAACACGGTCAGGCAGTTCACGAAGTGCACGATCAAGTTGTGCTAGTCCTTCAATGCGAACTGTTTCAACTCTAGCCATTGCGCGCCCCTTCACTTGCCAAAAGCATGACCGAGACATTGGCCTCGTCAACATTTAGGGCTGCGTGGATTGAAAAAATACGATCTCGAAACAGAACTCGCATTTGTGAAACGCTTTTGGGGTCGTTGAACTCGGATCTGTAACGCACAGTAATTTGATGACTCACCACCGCAGCTATACGATCTGCAATTCGTGCCTCGCGCCCTGATATCGGTTGGATATCAGCCCAGACAGTCGCTATATCGCTCCAGGTCTGTGTCGGCGCACCCAATGCATCCTTTGCAACAGTGGGCTGCTGAATGCGAACACGCTGGCTCATCTGACCTGCACTGATTAAGCTCATACAACGCTCACGCGGTAACCGTCTAAAAGTCCATCTACAAATGGCAATGAGTCAATGCGACCGCGCGTTAGGACTGCCATTTCTTCCCGATGTCCGTACAGGCTTCCCACACGCAACTTAATCCAACTCTTGATTCCCTCGGGCACAGAGGAGCCTGCGCCGTATCCTGCGTCAAAGGTGACGATCACAGAGCCAATCTGTGGGAGAGTCGGGGGCCAAGTCTTACCAAATACCGGGGTGAGTCGCGCAGGCTCGCATGCAGCGTCCAAGACGTAATCCCCAGGCGGCATCACCTGAGGGCTGCCATTCATGTCAAGGTACTCGATGCTGACCAATGACTGCACTGGGCATTTGTCAAGAAGGATTGCGTGTCCAGGCAAGCTAAAGGAAGCATCGGATGGAACATGATTGGCCAAAGAACCCGGAAATGCGTCGAGCACCAGCTTCCAGCGGGCAGTCATCAACTGCCTGCCAGTGCGTGTCTCGGCTGCCTGCCGGGCTGCCGTAATCAGCGAGCCGATCAATGCATCATCGTCATCAACATCCACCCGCAGGTGCTGCTTTGCCTCAAGAAGCGTGATCGGCTCCCCGGCTGGAGCTGAAACGAGTTGCAGTGGCATTTAGACAATCTGCACAACAGCCGCCTGATTGCCTGCATTGGCAGGGAGCTCTCGCGGATTGACACCTAGGACTTGAGCAGCAGTTTGGCTGGCAGCCACTCCTACCGTCAAAGACAGACGAACAAAACCAAAGCCGTTGACTGTGTCGAGTTCCTCGGGCTTGACGTTGATCAAGGCCTGCTTGTTGTCGCCTGTGGCTTTGACGATCTGGGTGATCGCTTTGCCGGTGATGTCCTTGGCACTGGTGCCAGTGGAATCTACTGCTTGCTGCAACTTCGCATCCACTGTGGCGCTGGTGCCGAGCACTCCGGTCTGAACCAAGGAGAGGAATCCGTGATGGTTGGCCACAGAAATCCAGCCCGTAGTGACAGTTCCTGCCGCTTGCGCGGCAGGGTCGATGGTGGCGAGAATGGACAGCAGTTCGCTGCCTTTTGCGTTGGGAAACATAGTTTTCTCCTAAGGTTTGGGACTGCTTAGCGCGCGCCCAGTTGGATGAAGGGCGACATCGTTGCGCTGCCTTTGGCAGGCGTGATCGCTGTAGAAATCTTCGACTGACCATCCATACGGAAGGTGGTTCGAAACGCCGTGAGATCGGCATCGAAGTACAGGTGCATCGATGTGGCGGTCTGCATGCCACCTGTCTTGGTGATGGTCTGGTAGTACTTCAGGTCCACCAGCAAGATGTCCCCTTGGGCCGAGAAGGTGTTGGCGTGCTGAGACACAAACACCGGGCGACCCAGCAGCGTGCCGTAGGGAGAGACCTGCATGCCGCCAACGTTCAAACCGGTAGGCAGGTAGATCGGGTAGTTCCCCAAGGTTAAGGTGAACAATGCTGGCAGCACGTCGTTGTTGACGATCCATACCGCATTGGCCAGGCTGCCCGAGGGAAGTCGCGCAATCATCTTGGCCAGGTTTTGCGGAAGCAGCGTTTGAGTCAACTGCCCAGTCTCCTTGGCCACACTGACCGTAGCGCCAGCATTGAGTGCACCTACCGGTACGCCAGAGCCCGAGCCGAACAGGATGGATTCATTGGTTTTCCAGCGAATGGAGTGTGCAATTTTCTCGGGCAGATAGGTCGACAAGGCATTGGCGTCTTCCAACAACTCATCGGTTGTTGGCACCAGAGCCATCAGCT